GGGAAAGCATTCTTTGCGTGAGTAACTTTCTGTTCACCAGTCAATGGGTTTTTCTTAGCATCTTGACTATGAGAAACAATAACACTATGAGTAGCATTATGTTTCTTAGCAATTTCGTGTACTTTATTAACTACTGCTTCATGACCTGAAGTAATTGGATTCATACGACCAAATGCTAATACATGGTGCTTCTCAGAACCATGTCCTAGTGCATCTTTGGCTTCTTTCACACAGCTACCCTCTTCATAAGGTTTCGTACCTTTTTTACGTTTGTATCCAGTCCAACAGATACCTTTTTCTTGTAGATCTTTGTAGTTAATCATAATTACCAGCCCTTAAATAACAGGTGTTACAGTGACAATGATACTCGGAGTTTCTGGGTATCCAACTGCGCCATTTGCTGCTATGGCTGGAAAGCTGAAAACAGTTGAACTGGCAGCATAGGCTATTTCGAAATATTCGCCTACAGTAGTCACATCGGCAAGAATATTCCAACTTTGAACCACTTGAATTCTTCCGTCTAATGTGATAAATCCTGTGCTATGAGGAACGGCTGTGCCATTTTTCTTGAACCACATGTATGCTGAGGCAGTGTCGGGACCGCCAGAACCCTTATCAACTTGTGCACTGAATTGAATATTGTAAATTCCAGTTTGATTTATGATAATGCGACTATTATTGCCACCTGTTCCCAGTGTTACATTGCTATTAAATGCATCAGCGTTGGTGAATGTGAATCGATATTCAGTGTTGGGACTTGCTACTGTTTGTGTGGCAGTGCTATAAAATTCTCCGTAGGTGTTGTTGCCACCAATTGATATTCCACCAGCAGTAGAACCATCAGAAATTCTTAATGAAGTAGTTGTTGGGTCATAAAAAACCTCACCTTCAGTACCAATGTACTCAGATGCTTGTCTGCCACCCATTTTGTCGGCAAATAATTTGAATGTTTTGTTAGCCATTTTAGCAGTTCCATTTTCTTAGTGCGAGAGCTTTACGAGTTGGCTCTCCGTTTGGTTTCTTCATTGGTCCTTCCATGCCACCCATACGTGCACAGAAAGATTTTCTACGTTTGGCAGCTTTGCTGCCTTTCTTTAACTTAGATGGTGGTGTAGTAACTGGTGGTTTTAGATTAGCACCTTTAGCATTGTATGCATCACGACCCTTTTGAGTTAATCCACCAGTAGAACTTTTGTGTCCTTTTTTATCAACTGCGTATTCTAGAAGTTCTTCATCAGTAAACTGTTCAAACTTTTCCCAAATATATTCTGGATCCATATTGTGTAACATTGCCAGTTCTTCAACTACTTCTTCGATTAAATCGAACTGCGCTTCAACAGATTCTGCTGCTGCTTTCAATGCATCAGCAGTTGGAGCACCTTTGCTTCCAGGCTTGCGCATCTTTTCACCAGAACCAGCTTTGATTCGTTCTCGTTTAGCATGAATATTATCCCACAATCCACGCTTACTTTCTTCTAGATAGTTTTTAAATGTAATCATTTACGCACCTTTAATAAGTTGGCTCTAGCAAACTCAGCACGATTAACAAGTTTAGTTGGTTCGTTTTTGTGTTGAACAACAAATCCTTCTGGCTTGGATTTCTTACCTTCGATAGAATGGTCAAGACCGCCTTCGTGCGTTTCTAGATGTTTGACTAATGTATTCTTTGCTTGATGCAACTCGTGGTGCATATTCAAGAGATTGTTATAATGTTCTTTGTTCTTTTCAACGTGTTCAACGTGGCTTGCGCCTTCAGCTTTCTTCTTATCTTGACCAGCTGGAGATTTTAATTTGCTTGCTGCTTTGTCAAAGTGCCCTTGAACATGTTTCTGGAAACCTTCAGCAGATGGTTTATCTCCAGTACGAACAGTTGAGTTAATGTATGTCGCTAGATGACCACCTTCACCAGCATGTGATTGGTGAATAGCAGAATACATTTTGCTACCATGAGTGTCATGAATTTTCTTGGCAGCATCCATATGACTTTGGAATTTCTTCTGAGCATCAGCTGGGTAATTAACCTTGCTTGTGTCGTGAGAAGCAGACTTTTGATATACGTCTTTATGTTGACCAAAACCTTTTTCGCTTTCTAAAGGTTTAGCAGTCATAGAACCCAAATCTTTACCATGATATTGTGTATGAGTAACAATACCAACTTTAGAGTCTTTTACTTTCTTGGCTTCATCGCCATGCGCAGTATAGGTAATAGTGTTTGGTGTGAAAGAAGCAGAACCCTTCTTCTCATCATGATGCACGTCAGTCTTAGAGTGCATTAAGTCGCCTTGATAAACACCTTTCTTTGGCGCAACCTTTGGCAGATGTTCAAGAGCAGCAGAAAGTTTTTCTGCTAGACCTGGAGCATGTCCATGGTTCTTTTGAATATCTTCGTGGGAATAATTGATCTTTGGATTTTTGTTGAACGCTGATTTAGAAGCAACAAAGAACTTACCTGACTCTGGGTGATGACCATAAACTACAGCAGGTGAACCATCATACTTCATAGAAAGGTTGCTGTCAGATTTACCTGACTTCATATGTTCATGGGCTTGATTAAGTGCGCCATGAGCATGTTCGAAACCAGCTGAGCCGTGCATCAAAGGACGATCTTCAGCGTGATGAATGTGTTTTAACTTAGCACCTTCTTGTGCATCTGAGCCATGACCCAATGCATCTTTTTCTTCTTTTAAGTATGTTGCGAAACTTTTCATTTATACACCTATTATACTATACTTTGCAATAAAAGTAAAGTCATTTTTGTAATCCCCTCAACTTCTTAGGGTTATCCTATTTTCTTTGCAGAAGCCTTTAAAAACCAGTTATGTTTATCATGAGCGTCGATTCTACCTGCAACAAAATCTGCTATCCCCTGTTTATTGGAAGCAGATGCCAAAGCGAATACTTTATTTAGGCTGGCAAGCACTTCTTCATTTGCAGCAATTAACTTTGGAAGAATGTCAGCCAAAAGAACTACACGTGTAGTTTCTTCTTGTAATGTTTTATATTTAAACAACTCATCCAAACTTACTGGAGCATAGTCATCTAACTTACGTAGAAATTCAGCAATTGGATCTATTGAGTTATAAACATCAGTATAGATATCTCCAAAGAATTCGTGATATTGAGTAAACTCTTTACCTTCAATATTCCAGTGGAACTGATGTGCTTTATAATACATTACAGTTGCGTTAGCCAGTAATACTTTAATTGCTGTGGTTAATTCATTCATTGTGTAACTCCAGTGTTTGAGAATGCATCAAATGTCGCCGAGGTAAAATCTTGCGGTGCTTGTCCTGCATTTTGTGGCACTACTGCCATATTATTTTTAACAGTAGATTTAAAAGATTTTAATTTCTTCTTATCTACTTTCTTTTCTACTAACTTAACATTCTGAATCCACTTGCTAACTAATTTGCCAGTAGATTCTTTTAATAAAAGGTGATTAGAACCACGTTTAACAATCTCGTATTGTTGACCATCGGCTTCTACTTGCTCACCAACATTAAAGATTTCACCACGGAAATATTGTTCGCGCAATTCGTCTTTAACTAAATTGATTTCTTCTTTAATTGACTCAAGTCCTGAACCAACTCTTAAATCATTCATCAATCTACGTGAATCAATATCGCGAATTGCTGATGGTAAATGTTTCTTAAATTCTTCGTACAAACCTTTGATGGCTAACGTACGAGTACTATCTTCGCTATCTGGATCAATATCCATGGCAGAAATGACTGTAGCTTCCTTCAGAGATTTCTTCATGGAAGCTACTTTATCTGCGCTTGTAACAACGATAACATTACGATAGGTTTCTTTTAACTTAGAAACGACTTCGCTAATATTATCCGAGTATGTATTAAAATGAGTGTTCGGAAATAGCAGATTTAAGTACTGTAACTTCTTTTCTACTATTAATGGATTCTTTTTCGCATCGCTTATATCGGATGCATAAATGGCGTAACTGGCATTCTTTTGCTCAGCTACAGTTTTGACAGCCTTTATTAGAAGTTCATGTCCGATGGTCGGAGGGTTAAACTTTGAACAGGCTAGAACTATCGTTTTACTCGGCAGTTCTCTGATTAGTTGTCTATAATCTTTCATTTAATCCATCAATTAAGTAGTATTATGTTTATTTAGTAAACCTTGTAATGCACAGAGGAGAAGGCATTCATCTTCTTGGCTGCAAGATACATTCTCTTATAGGTATCCGCAGCACTAATATCTGTTTCTAAAGCGTAAATATAGTATAGAAGTACCACTGCTCTTCGGACTTCATAGTCTGTCATTTTATCATGTAAACCAGAAACATTAACAAACTTAAAATTATTCGCCTTTACATACTTAGCAAAACCCTCATAAATTTTTGTATTTGCCATAGAATTGATTTGAGATCCAGCTGAAGATGCAACTTTTGGAGCCTTTTTCATATCTGAAATTACCGTAAGCATTGTAGGGAACAGTGTGTTTAACATATCTCTAGAAATTGCACCATCCCAAACTTTAGCAGTTTCTGGTTGTCCCTCACCATAAGTGTTTAGTTCTCCAGAAGCCCCACGTGGACGAAAACGGAATCTATATGTAATAGTCTCTTTAAACACTTTCATTTTTAATAGGAAATCAAAGTATGAATTGCTTACCTTATACTCAAATTTCTTAGCTGGTGAGTCATATTCTATACTGTTAATATATTTGGCATCAACTTCAATCTTTGAGATAGTTGCTTTTGCTCCAGCAACTTTCTTAAGAGATATACCAATAATTTCTTTAGAGTTAAATTTCTGTTCAACAAATTTGTTTAAATCTTCAATACCTGCTTTTTTGGCAAGTAGTTTGGTATGAAGAGCAGCAACATCCATAGTTAATTTTACTGCGCTGCTTTTTTTAACTGCCCAAATGTCTGATGGATTCCAGTTATCTTTACTGTCAGGAAGAACTTTGGCGTCAGTTATTTGATTTAAGAAGTCAGGTTTCTTTGGATTACTGTCACGGTAAAAGTCATATTGACTCATACTAGTTTTTGGTATAACAGTTAATACCGCATTGATAGTTTTCTCAAATGAATCGTGCCAATCTTTACCGAATTCAAATTTAATTGCTTTATTAATTAAATCTTTTGCTGGGAATTTACCATTGTTGGCAACATACTCAAGACAGAATCTAGTTCCATCTTCTTGCTGAGCAGTTGATGGTGTTTTT